AGCGAACAGCACCGCCGCCAGCGCATGGAACCAATCGCCGACAAACTGGAGGAAGACGCCCACGCCAACGATCAGCGCGCCGATGCCGGTGCGGATCAGCGCCCCGCGCAGCACGACGAGCGCGGTGGCGAACCCACGGACCGACAGGGCGGCGGCGGCCAGCCCGGCGACCCAGCGGCCCGCGAGGAAGGTCGCGAAGGTCACGGCGTAGGTCGTCAGGCGGCCGATATTGTCGAAGAGCCCGCGAATGGCGATGCCGAGCGGCCCGGTGCGGCTGGCGATGGCCGCCATGGCATTGGCAACCGCTTCCAGCGCGGGTGCCGCAGCGACCGCCAGCTGGTTCGACAGCCCGCGCCAGATCAGCCCGAGCCGGGAGAGCGCGTCGTTCGTGCGCTCGATCTGGTCGGCGTCCTGTTCGGAGACCACAACCCCGAAGGCAAGCACGTCCTCCGTGGCCTGGCGCAACGTTGCCGTGTCGATCCGCGACATGGCGATGGAGCCTTCCTCGCCGAAAAGCTGTCCCGCGACGGCCGCGCGTTCTGCAGCGGGCACGAAGTTCTCGATGGCGGCGTTGATCGCGCCGACGCGCTGATCGAGCGGCAGCGCGATCAGGTCTGAGGCGGAAAGACCCAGCCGGTCGAGCGCGTCGGCGGCAGGGCCGGTCCCGGCCGCCGCCTGGCTGAGACGGCGCGTTAGATCCTTGGTGGCCTGCTCGATGCCGGACATGGACACGCCCGCCAGTTCGCCCGCGCGCTCGAGTGTCTGGATCGACGCGACGGTGGTGCCCAGCGACTGTGCGAGCTTGGCCTGCGCATCGACGGTCTGCAGGCCCGAGCGGATCATCGCCACGCCAGCGGCGGTGGCCGCTGCCACGGCGGCTGCGGCGGCCACACGCACCCGGCGCGAGAAGGACGCGAGCCGGGTGTTGGCCGCTTCCATTTCCCGGCTGAGCCGACCGAAGCCTCGGCCACCGGCTTCGCCGACGCCTTCCAACTCGGCGCGCACCTGCCGACCACCGACCGCCGCAAGGCGGACGCTGACGCGTTTTTCAGCCATTGGGGCGTTCCATTTGTTCGTTGAGTTTGGCGACCATCACCGCTTCGATGACGGGCAGCAGTTCGGCCATGGCGAGCGGCGGCACGCCGAGGGCGTCGCCAAGGGCCAGCGCCGCCGACATGTCCCAGCCGATCACCGCGCCGGGTAGCACGCGAAGTTGGCCGCCGAGACGGCCGGCCAGGTCCCAGACCTGCCAGCCCTCGAGGGTGAGCGGCCGGTTCAGCCGCGCCGGGCAGTCCGGGCAGGCTTGCGCGCAGGCGTCGCAGTATCGGTCGCCCCCGCCGAAGGACCACTCGGCGAGAGCGCGGAGGCGTTTTTTTCCTGCTCCAGCAACAGGCCCTTAGAGACATAGGTCAGCTGGAAGGCCTCGAAGATCGGCCAGATATCGAGCAGCGCGTCGATGGCCTCCGGGCTCGGGTCGATAGGTTTGCCGCCCGCGTCTCCGATGCCGTCCCAAGCGAGCACCGCGCGTCGGGCCAGCGCCTTGGCGAAGGCCACTGCGCGCTCCTCATCGGAGGCGTCCTTCGGCACCGTTTCGACGGCCGGGTCGCTGCGGGTCATCACCATCAGCGCGGTGGTCAACGGGCGCAGTTGCACTCGGACGCCGGGCGCGAGGTCATGCCAGCGGGGCGCGTTCGTCAGGTCGAGCGTCAGCATCAATAGGTCTCCACGTCGTTCACGAGGGTTGCGGTACACATCCGGCCGACCACGCTGTCGCGGGCGGCCTGCCAGTCGAAGGTGGCCTGCACGCCCTGCGGCCCAGAGATTTCAATCCGGGGGCGCGGCAGGTAGACGGCGTGCACCGTGAAGATGAAGCTCTCGCCAGACGGCAGGACGTAGGCGAACTCGAGCTCACACGGATCGCCGTTGATCGCCTGCGTCACCAGCGTGCTGTCGGCGAACCGAACCTCGATGGAGCCGGTCAGCGCCGCGATGGACGGGTCTGCGCCGTCGATGCGCCCGTCCGAACGGATGGTCTCGATGCGGTCGAGGTTGTTGGCATAGGCGATGTCGGCGGAGACCACATTGCCGAGGGCCGAGCCGTTCCGCGTGATCGACCCGTTGAAATGGCCGAACCGCTTCAGCTCCAGCGCAGCCGGAGTTCCGGCGCTGGTCGTCGTTCCCACCGTCTCGCCCTGTGCCACCAGCCGTGCGGTCGCGGTCAACAGCCCCGAGCGCTGCATCTGCCAGGTGATCTGGTCGAGCACGCAACCGGAATACATGGCGTAGCGCGGCACATCCGGCATGCCAGTCTCGATGGAGAGGCTCGGCAGGGTCCAGGCACCCGACTGGAACTCGTGCGTCCAGGGGCCGGTGCCGGTCGTCGTCGGCGCCCCGAAGGCCGCCTTCAGCCAGAAGCCGAAAGCCTCGGCGTCAAGCGGCACCACGACATCGCCGTCGGCCGTCACTGCGTCCTTGATCGGCGCAAGTGGGTCACGGCCATAGCCGAGCAGCTCGGAGTTCAAGAGCGGCTGCTCTGCGCCGAGCGTGGTGCTGGCGAAGGGCATCTTCGTGAAGCCGCCTGCGGGCGGCGTGCCGTAGGTCGTCTCGAACGCAAGCGCCATCAGCGCCCGCGCCCCCTGGGCTCGTGCCATATCTCAACTCCTGTGGTCGGTTGGGTCAGGCCAGCGGATCGGCCGTGGAATAGTGCAGAACGACCGGGATCACGGCGGCCTTCAGGCTGGCCGCGCCCTCGACCGGCAGATCGACTGGGCGCGGCGCTTCCGCCTCGACCCAGTCGCAGAGCCCGCCCAGCGTGCGGTCGGCGGTGAGCGCCGTGCCGATGCTGGCGATCAGCGTGTCGAAGGCGTTGTCACGTTCAGCGCCCTGAACGACAGCCTCGACTTCGGCGCGGTGCTGGTAGTGATAGCGCAGCGGCGACAGCGTCACCTCGGGCTCCCCCGGCTCGCCATCGCGCAGGATCAGCAGCCCCCCGGCTGGCACGCGCTCGGGCAACACTTCACCCCGCAGGGCGGTGGCGGGCAGCGCCGAGAGCCGCGCGTGCAGCGCGGCGAGGATGGTTTCGCGTGGGGTGGGCATATCCGCGCTTTCGTCTAAGGTGTCGAAAAGCAAACCAAATCGACGAGATTACGATGCAACTGATGATGGGCGGCATAAACGGGAACTATCTCACCAACATCACGCTGAACGCGGCTGCTGAGACGCAAGAGGTTCTGGCAGCGGTCGCGTACGCGACCGAAATGGATCTTCTATTCGACTGGTGTTGGAACAACGGCATTCCGCACAAGTATTACGGTCGCCTCGACGAAGGCGTCGCAGTCAAACCTTCCATCTTGTCCTCGTTCCTCGCCCGCAAGTCGGCCCGTTTCCAATGCCGCCTCGTTCAGCATCACCATGCGAAGGTAATCTGGTGGCGCGAGTACGGCCTCTACATCGGCTCCGCGAACCTCTCTGCGAGTGCCTGGTACAGGAACGTCGAGGCCGGCTGCTTCTTTTCCGAGGCCGAGATCACAGATGAAATGGCAGAAGATATCCTTGAACTCTTCGCTGTGCTTGATCGGAACTCGACACCGCTGACAGACGAGTTACTCGCTGTCATGCTGAAGCGCGCAAAGCAGATAGCCAGCTCGGAGCTGCCTTCCGACGAGTTCTGGAAAAGCCCGAGTTTCAACAAGTGGTCCGGGCTCGTGCAGACCGGGAAGAAGAAGGCCAATGACCGCCGCCGCGAGGCATTCCTCGAGGAATGGCACTCTACTCTTCAGCAGCTTCGCGATATCGGGAACTTGGTGAGCAAGCCCGAGAACAGACCCTCATGGATCGACGCCAATGCGCCTGCAGGCGCTCAGGGCGATCAGTTCCTCCATGCACACTATTACCAGCGCACCTTCGATGGGCGCAGAGCGCTCTACGCCGACCATTTCGAACAGAACAAGCGGAACCCTGATGCTGCGCTCGCAGACGCCATCAATTGGTGGCGCAATCTGCCCAAGGCCCCGTCCGAAGAGGACGTCATGTTGAATTCCACCGCACCCATGCTGCGGGAGGCGCTCACTGCAGAGGCCATCGATGATATGGACTATGAAGCCTTCCGCGAGATCTGCATGGGCATACATTCCATCAAGGACTATGCGCGACGCGTCGCCAACAAGGCTGTAGGTCTTCGTGAGGACGGAACGACGTACACGATACCGGAAAAGGTCGACGCGCTCTCGATGCGGATTTGGGGCGACAAGTCCGCAGGCGGCAACGACGTGAAGCAATTCTTGAAGTTCATCCTCTATGGTGGTCCGGAGGCACAGTTGCCCGAGCGCCTCTGGACCGCATTTCATGACCCGAAATGGAAAATCGAAGGTCTCGGGGTCAGTGCACTGGGCGAACTCGTGGGGTGGGCGCTACCGGATCGCTTCCCACCTCGGAACGGGCGAACGTCGAAATCTCTCAAGTCTCTGGGCTATGACGTTACGGTCCACGTCGGGTAGCTATCCGAATTTGCCGTCCACCCAGTTCGCCACGATCAGCCCCGGCACGCTGTCCAACGCCCGGTCGGCATCCCTTGCAAGATCTAGCCGTTTCGGCAGTTTCACCTGCGGCACGAGCAGGAAGATCGGCGCGGTGACCTTGCCGCGCCCGGTCTTTGATCGCGACACGACCGCTTGGCCTTTGGTGTTCAGCCGTCCTTCGGCCACCAGCAGGCTCGGGCCCGTCCGGCGATAGACGAAGCGCAGGCGCAACCCGCGACGCCGTTCCCATTCGCCTGGGGTGATCCGGCCGCCGCGCAGCGACTTGCCTGCGGCGGGTAGCGGGATCGCCAGCCAGAACCCGTTCTTCGAGCGGATCAGCGGCCCGGTGTCGTGGGCGCTGACGATCACCGGGGCCTGGGACCAGACCAGCGCGGCGGCGTCGAGGCTTTCGCCCGCCTTCGGAAACGTCTGGCTGCGGATCGTGTTGGCGAGCCGTGTGCCGAGCCCTGCGCCGGTGACCTGCAAGCGCCACGCGGCCTTGAGCCCGGTCCCGGCCTCGCGCATCGCGGCGGTGACGGCGCGTTCGCCCGCCGCGACCTCGGCTTGCATCATCGCGACGATGTCGGGATCGATGTCGAGCTTCAGTTTCACGCGGGCCTCAGATCGACGGTCCAGACCAGCTGTTCACGGTCGCGGACGGGTTCGCCCTGGATCAGGCAGGCTTCGCCGTCGATCTCGATCCGGTCGCCGGGGCGCGGGTTCGCCACCTCGGCAACGCGCAGGTCGATCCGGGTGGTTTCCGACCAGAGCCGCGCATCGCCGAAGTCGGTGACGGCGTCGGCGCGCCGGGCAACGGCACGCACCAGCACGGGCGCACCGCCCTCGGGCGTGTAGACCGCATCTCGGCCGATATTCGGATCGGTGAAGAGCGCGCTGACGGCGGCGGCGAAGGCAGTCATCAGAACGCGCCGTTCAACCGCACTCGGCCGATGGTGTCTCCGGCACCGCCCGCGACCGCCTCGGTGGCGACGCCGATCAGCGTGTTCGAGGTCGCCACGTTGGTGGTGCGCTTGTTGGTGTCGTCCCAGTAGATCCTGGCACCCGCGGTCCAGGCCTGCGAGCCGATCTTGGTGATGTCGAAGACGCCGGTGAGCGCGGCCTCGACGCTCTCGCCGAGGGCGGCGGTGCCAGCAGCGACGCCGAAGATGGAGCCAACGAGCAGGCCATCGCCGGAGGCGACGGCGTAGGGGGCGATCAGGGAGATGGTGTTGCCGGGCTGGACGAAGTTTTTCATGGGGGTGATCCTCGTGGAAAGACGAAGGGCGGCCCGTCAGGACCGCCCGCGTTTCAGGGTTCAGCATGGGGTGCGGGTTACGCGCCCGGGTTCTTGTAGAGGCCGCGCCAGTCGATGGCCTTGGCGCCGAAGTCGAGGCGGCACTTGATCTCGACCCCATCGACGTCGAAGCCGTTGCGGGTCTCGATATAGGCGCCCTGCTGACCCTCGAGATAGGCGTATTCGATGGTGTCGATCTGGTTGGGGCTTGCGGCCAGATACCAGGCGGTGGCGCTCGCCGCATCGAGGCGCGGCTCGCTGATCGGCGAGAGCGTGCGGATCGACTGCGGCACCACGCTGGAGGTCGCGGCAGGCACGAGGTTCTGCGCGACCAGCTGCTCGGCCTTCAGCTCCAGCGCGGCGGGCACGATCAGGAAAGCGGGACGGATGTTCAGCACCGTCTTCTTGTCGAGGCCGGTCTGCAGCGCCATCGCGGCACGCGCCGCGCCAACCGCATCGACCGCCAGCGCCGCGCCGGTGCCCGCGAGGTTCTTGTGGTTGGCGTGGAACAGCGCCGTGCCATCGGCCATCGCCGGGTTCGCGGTGATGATGCCCCAGACGACGTCACTCTCCAGCTGGGCGATGGAGTTGCCGTACATCGCCGGGATGCGCGTGAAGGCGTCGAGATCGTCGTTGATCAGCACCTGGCGGGTGATCGCGACGACGCGGCCATAGGTCTTGACCTTGTAGCTCTCCTTGCTCTCGCCGAGCGAGCCGCGCTTGAACTCGCCGCTCTCGCCCACTTCCAGAAGCTGCGGCGCCTCGCCGAGCTGGACACGGTGCATCGACTTGAA